AGGTTGATGGAAGTATTCAACTAATACAGGCACATCTGAATCTGATATGAATGTGAGATACTATCTAAGTATTTTAATGACTTACTAATAACAATATACGTCCAATCGTGACAAGATTCAAGGTCAAGTTCTAAGATTTGTACTTTGTGTAATTTTAGGAAGTCAATCATGACTTTTTTTTTTGAGCGATGAAGGGCCCGTTTTTTAATCAGAGGTTTGTAACTATATTCAGAAGAAGCAAAGGTATTATTTTAATAATCTGCTAACATTGGTCTGAAATAATACACTAACTCTCGTGCAATAGAGTCTCATCAAAGTTAAAAAATTGGCCATAAACAGATGAATTCAATAGGAGAATGAACAAGGTGGTTAAATAAGAGCGCAACTGAATAGAATATTCTACAAAAAACAGTTTCACTGTAAAATGTCGCGCCAAGTACACGTCCAACTATTGTAACAGAGACAATGATAACCTCATTATTGCAAAAATAAAAAAATCTGATCTTTACAAAAAAATGTGAAATAAAAAAAAACCAAGTACACAAAACTCGGATTAAAAAAAACACTCATTAAAAATGGTGAGAATTGAAAAAAAAAATTGGTGTAGTTTATTTATAAAAAAAAACGAAAGAAAAATTTGCACTTTATAAAAAAATATAAAATAAAAAAAAACTAAGTAACCGCTGTGATTTTCAATAATTGCAAAGTTTTTGTGGCAAATTTAACAATTGAAAACAATTTTTTAAACGTACTTGGCGCGCGTCATTGACTACCCAATTTTTTCTGATGGGTAGAGGTAGCGTCAAATTTAGTATAGATGCTAAAGTGTAGTTTCAAATCGTATTTAGTAGGGAGCTACTATATTCCATACAGAAGTATGATAAAATACTAAATTTTATACAAAATTTAGTATAGACCGGATAGCTCAAATGGTAGAGTAGCCGACATGTCTTCGGAAGGTTCTGGGTTCGAATCCCAGTCCGAGCTATCTAATAATTTTTTCTCGCATATTCTATACACTCACATTAAGAAGTTCCTCTCCATAATCCTTTCTCAATCCTTTCCTACCAATTATCCTGTTACGTGAATGTTGGAACGCTTCACGTAATAATTATCCGTAACTCCTATTCTTTCCCGCTTCACAGCATTATTTATATTTGTTATCTAATAATTTTAGATATAAGAGCGCTATTATATCTAGTTATAATACCTCACTTCGGAAGGTTCTGGGTTCGAATCCCAGTCCGAGCTATCTAATAATTTTTTCTCGCATATTCTATACACTCACATTAAGATGATCCTCTTCACAATCCTTTCTCAATCCTTTCCTACCAATTATCCTGTTACGTGAATGTTGGAACGCTTCACGTAATAATTATCCGTAACTCCTATTCTTTCCCGCTTCGCAGCATTATTTATATTTGTTACGCATTATTTATATCCTCACGCTCCCTACATCGGAGTAGGGAGCGTGTAAGAAGAAACTTTTTAGATGCCTTGAATTAAAAAAAAAAATAAATTTTTTTTTTCACACAGTCTAATAAACATATGTGTATAAATGTATGATTGATTACAATGGTGAAAACCAATATATATATATAATCCAGTACATGAACTCGTATCGTGGTTTTGCTGAGTAGCCCAGAGAGCTGCGGGTAACCTGCGTAATATCAGAAGAGCGTAGTCACCAAGAACAACTGAATCTGGATGCTCGCTAATAGGAGGACATCTGCGAAACACCGTCTTTGCCCCCGAATTTTTTGGAGTACTTACACAAAGTCAAAATGAAAGTATCCTTCGGCTATGGACTCGACTTTTGTCCATGCGCATAATAGATATTCGCTAAAAATCAGAGTAAATTCTTTGGATACACCAACTTCACGGAAGAATAGTTAAGTCTGAGATGTTGAGTACTAGAATAAAAATCAGTTTTTGACTTAACTAAAGAGCTTATCTATCATTAGTTTATAGTTTAATAACCTACTAAAGTAATTTTTTTCACTAGGACATGTTAATGTTTCTTCTCCCATACATAAAATAATTTAGCTATATATGTTGTTTTGCGAGTTAGATTGCTGAATCCGCTCTAACTCTAATTTTCTTTCGACTAAGAGAGGTCTAATGTATAGAATATGACCAAATAAAGCTAAAAATTTGATTTTGACTTGGAGATCAGTTGCTAAGCTGAAACAGTAGTAGATGAGGCCCATATAGGTTTGGACTTGTAAACCTGATTAGGTACCTACTGCCACTAAAGTCAGCAACGACCTCTTGGAAAGTAGATATGGTCACGTGTCAATTCTCGAGAATTCGAACATTACACACAAAACCAGTTTTTACTGAGAAATATTGGTCTGCATAGCGATTAACAACTGGTCACGTTGCGTGACCATTCTAGTTGAACTCAGTGGCTTCTTTAGGTAAGAAGAGAGGGGGGTGTGAAATGCCCCCCTCCCATCCTAACTCCGTGGAAAATTTCTGATACGCTTAGTTTTTTTCCACTCACTTATCAATGTGTCTGTGTGTGTCTATTTGTGTGTCCGTATGTGCGTGAGTTCATTCTTATTTGAGTTGCGCATTACCCATATTAAACAAGCAGACAGACGCTAATCTTGATGAACTCACTGTGAATAACAAATAAAAAACGATGATAGACATCGAACAGATAAGATTTTCCGGTGAAACCACATAAGGCGTGTCTGTTTTTTGTCATGGCAGGCGTTGGTAGGTGTAATTAACTTGTTTATTTTTAAATTTGATCTATCATACATAACGGATGTGCTAAATAGGGGTTCATGATCAGCAACTGGTATAAAAGCGTCGACCAACGGATGGATAGGATATTCAGTTCAGAAGAGCCGAAGCATGAAGATGTCCAGCAATACTATCATAACTCTGCTGATCGCAGCCTTTGAGTTTTTATGTAAGTAACAAGCTTGATCTGGCTCTATCCGGTTTCTTATTTTGATTTATCAATAAAACTGTATATTTACGTTCTTATGTGTGATAGATCATTAATTATTATCGTGTTTTGTTCTAGGGCTACAAGACGTTTCAGTTAGAGCAGCCCCATTTTTGGACAACCTGAACTTCAGTCGCTTGAATCATAAACTGTCTGAACACTTGGATAGCCTACTTAATTTAGATGCCCCTAATGAAACAAGGAAAGGACCAATAAATTATTTTGGTTCCCGAACCTATCAAAGAAACAACGTTTACGGCGCAAATGATGGAAAAGGCACCGTTTATGGATCTCAAGACGTACAAATTGGTAATTCTTACTCTGGCGATCCTGATGCAACAAACGTGTACGGGCCTATTCTTGTACAGGAGAACAATACATATCGGGGAAAGAATGAAAACGCTCAATATGGAGCTAGCGTCTCGCGAGCTGGAAACTCTTATGATCACAATCGTGGGAAGAACGATATCTACGATCCAATAATCATTCAATCCAATAACACTTACCATGACAATATCAAGAACAATAGCGTGCTCGAAGCTGACGTCAAACCAAGTGGTCATGATCATTCACCGTCTCAACATCATCCCGTTTTGATTGGTGCTCATGTTCGATTAGGTATGAAGATAAAAGAGCATGAAGAAATGAAAACAATTATTTTCAATAACCTCAAGACTGACCAACCATCTTCCAAGCGATGCGCCAATGGCATGGTGAATTCAGAGCGACTGGATGAAATCAATAGCTTGTACCTTGAAGTTGAGACACAAATTGCTCAGTTAAGAGCACTGAAAGAGATCAACCATAATCGCAAAATCATATGCAACACTATCCCAAATCAGTGTTCTAAGCATGATCGAGTGCGACATTGGATAGCGCGCTCGAGGCAAATTGTGACGACGAACGCCAACCGATCCAAAACACGTTGGGAGAGCTTACGAAGGTGCTAGATCGCCGATGCCTTGAAGATGCTTTTGTGATTGAATATTCTAATTTAATGACAGCTTTCTTTGTAGTTTTTAGTTTCTAACGTAATTTTAAGATTAATCAGTATCGTTATATAAATGTACGGTTTTACACGAGAAATATACTAAATTATTTTACTTATTCCTTTTTTTTATTCAGTTTACCCTTTGAAGCTTAAAATCCAATGAGAATCCATTTCAAAGTGATACTACAGTCTCTTCAATTGATCACACAATTTGTTGCAAGCTACCAAGTACACGAGTACAGAATAACTCTGAATACATAACTTACACGTGGAGATCATGACGTCGATCCTGTAGTCAGTCTCATGCTCAGTCATCCAACAGGAAACAGATAGGAGCCATTATCAGTCCTATAGTTTTTCCTTGTAATTAATTGAACAGTCATAGCGCTTGTTATCCAGGTCGGTAGGGTTATTCCTGATAAGCCATTTATGTATTTATGGATAGCGGCAAGTATCTTAATTAGCCTGACTATTAAATTTTTACGACCTAAACCACAAGGAGACCTTCAGATAACTTTAAGTTATGCATATTTTTCTCTCTTTTATTGACTAGTTTCAGGAAACATTATTAATGGTTAGATAAGGCCTCTCCAAAATTTAAGATTAATTTATGTTTTATAGGATATTTCAGATTTAATGAATAATAACTTATGGTATATAATGAGCGGTAGAACGTAAAATTTAAATTGAAATCAAAAGTCACTACTGAGGAGTTAGATGCTGCCAAAAAAAGAAAACGTCTTTTAGTTCATTCTGAAAGAAAGTTCAAGAAAATAACTCAAGATTTTGTTGTGTACGTCCTTTCAAAGTAATTTTTATAACTTTTATTTGTTAGATTAACTATTCATGATCTGATTTATCAATTAGTATTATACTATATAAGTATAAAATAAAGAAGATGTTGTCTACTAATGTTGACTTTCTTTTTTTTTCCTCAATGGTCTGAAACTTCAAGGTTGAAGATAAAATATCGTTTAATCTCTCAGTACAGATCAGCAATTCATATACGTGTGATATCAGTTTACTCAATCATCCGTTGAAAATAACAATGATTTTGAAGTTATAAAATCCACGGTGTCTCAAATAGTTGAACTCCATATTATGAATTGATTTTGACTTGAAGACAGTATTGGACCCTACTGGAACTCTTCATATCAAAAAGTTTCTACTGAACTAGCGTCCCTTAAAAAAACCCAATAGTTTGCGATAAATCATTAAGTATACTTGTTTAGAACGGAACCGTGCTCCAAATACAATTTCCATAGTTAATTCCGAATAAGCGATGATGTCATAAATGAATGCTCGGAATAGGTATTAACCTTTTTGCTATCAACATGTTGATCCCATTAATTGTAACCGACTTCACAAACAAGCTAATTAGCATTAATTTATTTGCGTTCCAATTTGACCCTAACGATTTTTTCTGATGACGTATATATAATAAATCATTTACATACGTGATAAACCACAAATTATTTCTATATAATGAGCACTACGAATTGTTTTAATTCAGTTGTAATCAGAAAATCAAGTCGACATGTTGCTCAACTCAGTTGTCATTTTGTTTGCCGTCTTTGGCGTCCCATGTACGTACTGACATAATTTATCCTTCTAATTTAGATTCAAGATAAGTTCAGTACATCCGAACAGTACCACTAGATAGTATATATGTCACGTTTTCTAAAATCGTATTGTTTCCTTTTCAGGTATCTACGCGATCCCGATTGACAACGATTATGATGAGATACTCAGAGAGTTAGATGAGATTTCAGAAGAAATTGAACAAGTCTACAAACTTCAAGGTGACATTCATGGAGTAGTATCAATCCAAGCTGAAAACACGTATAGCGGCAATTACAAAGGAAAAGTCCATTTCGGTGATATACTTCACCAGACCAACAATAAGTACAGCGGTGACGTAACTCGCGATGTCCAATATGGATTAAATACAATCCAAAGTGGTAATAACTACACAGCCAATATAGACGGTGAAGTTCAATATGGACCTGACGTTCAGCAACATAACAACCATTATAACACCAACGTTGTCGGTGAAGTCAGTTTCGGAGCTACAACTCGTCAAAGTAATAATACCTACAACGGATATCTAACCGGCATAATCAATATCGGACTTTCGACAAACCAAACTGGCAATGCTTATCTAGGCACGATAACCGGAAACGTCAGTCACGGATCGACAACCTCGCAGATTAATAACACTCATCTGGGTACTGTGGAAGGCAAAATCAATCATGGGGCTTTGACCAACCAAGCTGGAAATCTTTATACGGAATATGTAAATGGGGATGTTTCTCTCGGATCCTCAACCAACCAACTCAATAATACCTACGAGAACAGTGAATCGGGAGAGATAAACTATGGTTCTCGTACCAATCAAAATAATAACGATCATCGGTATGATGTAAATGGTATTGTGTATCACGGATCTAGGACTGTCGCATATAACAATACATTCGATAATAGTCAAGACGGTACAGTTGACCATGGATCTGATACTCGTCAAGATAATAATTCGTACGAAAAGTCTAGAGCCAATAAAAATATTTTTGGATCTATAACAGATATACAAGAAAACAAAGACTTAACGACCAGCGAATCTTCCACGGAGAATATTAAAGAATAGCAGATACTATTCTAGTTATAATACTATAATTAATACTATCTAGATATGGTAAAAATTTTTACCATCAATTCGATAGTAGTGAATACTTTCTAGATGATTGTAAAAATTGTTTAATTTTTAGGTGTAGCGTATAATTTTGGCTGATGGTGATGTTATTTATATTTTAAATAAATCGTTAAGAATCGTACTACTTTCTTTGATTTTACCAAATATTTTCACATAGTAGGGCTCCAATATATTCAAGGCTATGGTACCAAGCCCGGAAACTATGGGAGGAGTCGGAAAATAAGTAGCAACTTTTCTGTCACAGTTAAAGCAGTAGAGTTACAGTCTGTTTTGTAATTACGGAGATTTCAAAATGGTAGAAGCAGATGAATATATCCACTATCATGGCTAAACGATTACTTTATCTTATAAAGGACTGAGACTCAGAAAAATTAAATAATTACAGATGACTCTGTCTAAAGTTTCTAAGATAACGTTGTTAAAGGTTGCTAAAGTATTCTCCTACTCTAAATCTTGGATAAAGTATGAAAATCGAGAGACTTAGCGCACATTCCGAAAGTATAAGAAAATTCATGATTTCCATTGCGCATCCAGAATGCGCATCAGTAAAGAAGTATGTACGGTCGGTATCAGAGAAATTTTAGACAACGGTCCTGTACCGAGGAAGAAACTTTAGACAGAGCTGACTTTAAGTGGCCCTGAATTAAGTTACTGAAGAAAATATTTCAGTATAAATGATTTTTAATGATGAATTAAATGATATCTAGAGTAACATTAAAAGCATTTTATTCACTAATTTATTGAATACTCTAATAGCTTTTCAAATAATGAATTAAAATATTGATCAAATAGCCAAGGTACACGGAGAGAAAAATGTGGAAATCATTCCTATAATTTTAATGAAATATTTTCCTATACATTTTAGGAGCGATTACTTAAATTATGGGAATTATACCTATAATTTTTGGGAAACGTTACTATAATTATGGGGATGGTTCCTATAATTATAGGAACGATACCTATAATTATAACTGTAATATCGGCATGATTCCCATAATATATAGGAATAGTTCCCATAATATTTATTTATTTATTTATTGAAGAAATTCGGCCCTACAACTGACGTTCCTTAAAGGTCGTAGAAATTTAATAGTATTACATAGTGAGGAAGTACTTTGAATACAAAATTAGAAGGTAATTTGAATACAAAATTAAAAAAGAATTTGAATACAAAATTGAAAAGTAGTTTGAATACAAAATTTTGAATAACATTTTAATCACATAAGTAAATAAACAATTAATATTATTATTATTGACTCTCCAGTTCAAATGTCTTTATCAAAAATTAATTTGTAACACAACGTCCGAAACTCAGCTGAAGAATTCACGGCCACAAGATCACTCGGTAACTGATTCCATTCCCTCACTGCAGTCAACAAGCTAAATCACCAATAATCACAATGTTGTTGTAAAAAGGTAGCAGCCGATCAAAGTCTTGCTCAAAAGCATCAAACAATGCCGCTCGCGGCGGGCGGTAAATAACACAAACTAATATCTTTCTGCTACTTTCAGCCACTAACTCGACCGCTATATATTCCAATTCAAAATCTGATAAGTTCGATGAGCATGCCACTACCCTTGACGACAATGTATTCTTCACAAACAACGCAACACCGCCCCCATGACGCAACCTCCTGTCATTTCTATGCAGCCGAAAGCTTGGCAAATTAATCTGAGCATCAACAACATTCGCATTGAGCAAGTTTCAGACACAGCAATAACATCAAAAAAAAAATCAGATCTAAATTGTTCTTGAAATTCATCAACATGAGGCACAAGCGATTGAGCACCAAGGTGACACAGTTTCAAACAATTAGGTACACTTGGATTCGCAGCCGAGATAACACGTTGTGGAGAGTCAATATGTTCACGTTATGCAGACAGTTCTTGAATATGATCAAGGTCCGTCGATGGGTACGCCTTGATCGGCTCAGACCCAACCGTAGGACGAACACAAACACATGTGCTAGCAATCCAGGTGCTTCTCTTATTTATTGCTGGATATTTTTCTATCAATAATCGCCTTAGCTTATACAGCGATTGCGGATACCTCCTGCTAACATAAATAGGCACTCTAGGCATGCCTGGAATTATAACATTAGCTGTAAGCTCCTTAAGGTCTCTCCTTACAGCAATGAAATTGTTGACAGTCTGTGGCGACTTACACTTGACAACAATCTCGCGACATCTAGCCCCTGGACCCTTCTTGCCAATTCTGTCCGCATACTGAAATCTATCGCGATTTAAATCAGGAACACCCATCATAGACCCAAGCCGCACAACCATGTCAAGCAAATCCTCTGATGCATCTTCCTTAAAACCAGAAACAACAAATTGGTCATTGAGTAATGTAGACTCCAACTGTAGCTGACGTATTTCATCATTAATGTCAGAAGATGCCTTTACTGTACTGCTAACCTGATCCGCAACCTGCTTAATGAAAGCAGCACTATTCGAAGATCCAATGTCTGGCAACCCTTCTGCCTCAAGCTTCGTGACACGATCATTTAATGTACCGCATGTATCTTGCAATTTGTCAACACGCTCCGTAAGACCTGTTAATTTATCATTCATCGTAGTTAACAAATCTAGCTTGGCATTAATCTGCGCCAGCACTGCAGCAGAGTCCGTAGGCAATGGGCATACCGGACACTTAACCGCTACAAAAGCCTTGGCATCAGCCTTTGTTTGTAAACAATAACGCACCTTAATACAAAGCGTATGAAATATATGTTTACATGATGCACGAGTACTCTCAGCTGAAGCAGTGTCACTGATTTGCCGACAACACAATCCACAGTACTCTGCTTTATCTCCAGCTTTATCTTTTTCTTTATTAGTTTTATCAGTTTTATCTCCAGCCATTTCCACAAGAGGGCAGCCGAATCTCAGATGACCAGATTAAATACCAAAGATGCTCGTACAACTTTATTATCTAGACCTAACCCTAAATTAGCAAAAACCAAACTGTAATCAGCAATTTATATAACCAGTCCTGATTAAAACTAAAAACAATATCGATATAAATATGCAATAAAAGTACTTCAGTGTAAAATACACTCAAATCACCAGAAATATACTAACTGATGCACAGAATGATATAGGAATGATGCCAATAATATTGGAGTGCTTGTAAATTAAAATAAAATTAATTAAAAAAAAAAGTTAATTAAAAAAAAATTTCTACTAGAAAAAGAAAATTCCTTAAATAAAATAAAATTTCCAATTGTTTTGAAATTCCAAATTTTCAAATGTTTTCGCGGCTCAACGTATGTATTGTAAATAAATAATTTTCTTTAAAAATAAAATGAAATTGTGAAAATAAACAATGAATTTCCATATCTATTTTGCTCCTACAATTGTATAGTGAGAAAATATTCTTTTTATTAGAGAAACTTTAAAATTGCTACAATATTTTTCAATATTATTTAACACTCCAATATCAACACGTAATTTGAAGTTACATCTGTCGTAACAAAAATTCCCAGAATTATTTATAAATAGTTTTCCTGTTTTCGTGCCTACGTTAGTCACAGGTCAAAAAAACAATTACATAATGGTCTGATGTTTGGCACATGGCCAGATAGTCCGAAAAAACGGAGAAGAGCCGAAATCTGGTTTGCAGCTGTTTATAAATCGTTTGACCTTTGATAAACCTTTTTTTTTTTATCAATATACGTCAGACGCTCTATATAATCAGCCAAGAACAGCATGGAACATCATTATTGTTCTGACAATGAAGCAATCATGTTGTCTACCAAAGCAACCGCGTTACTGCTGTTCGCCATCATTGGTGTCTCATGTAAATATATTTATTATTTATTCTCCTATAACATTATTAATTTATATTGTCGCTGCTTGTGCTCTCAATAATATTATTTACCATAACTTAGTTTGCATTTGAAGTATGTACGGATTTTTTACAAGACATTCCGTAGGACAAAATACTGTAAATTTTTTCACTATACTCTACCTCCTTGATCTTGTCGTGAAATTATATTTATGATGTTATTTTCTTTTCTAGTCGCCGATTCGTTGCAAGGCAGAAGAAATAATAATAATCTAAATAGTGAATTATGGTATAAAGATAATCCTGATTATCAACATTCGATTAATACTGCATCACAGTATGGACAAAATCCTGGTCATCAGAATTCAGCGGCTGACACACGGCGGGATGATAGACAAAGTAATCCTCAAAAACCGATTTCTAACGGATCACTGAACAATCAAAGTCCTGTTAATCAGAAGCCAGCGTTTATCAAACCATTTCCTGAGATGAAACCGTTTAAGGTAACACCAGATTTAAACATGACGATTAAGAGCATTGATAGTCAACGCCCAGCGGGTTCTGGGTCAAAGAACTACTTAGGATCTATAACTATCCAGAAGGGCAATACTTACAACACGGATCCAAATTCCACTAACATTTATGGATCGGTCACTCACATTTCCGGTTCGTATCTATCTCCTGCGGATCAAGAACAACTCGAACGCGTAAACCAAGAATCTCTTAACTCAGATGATTCAGACCCTAGACCATATCAGACAAATGATGGAAGAACTGTCAACGTTCATGGAGCGGTAACCTATCAAGCAAACACAAATTATCCATCTCAGTCGCCCCACTCAACCCAGCAATCGATTAGAAGTAGTCAAACTGCCAGCACTCAGGATCCCGCTCAAGAATCTCCCGAAGCGCAACAATTGAGAAATCTGCTAACGAGAGTTGGCGATCTTACAAGTGAAGTCCAGAACCAAAACGCTAAACTAAGGCGCATACAAAGCTCTATAAATATGATCGATCAATTTGTACAGAGAATTAATAGTACAGTTTATAATTTGTGAAACAGAGCTCAAGCTCATCACTAATGAACAAATTTCTTCTTTCAATGCAATGTGCTGAATGATAATTATTGTAGATACATCTTTACAAAACTTTAATACATAATTGTAATATTAAAAATAGTTATCAATAAATTAAATGAACCTGTTACTGCATTATTATTTTGTTTTTCAATCACAGTAAGAACTTCTACACGAAGAGAAATTTATAGGAATCTTTCCAACAATTATGGGAATGGATCCTATAATAAAATTATCTTTATAGGCATTAATTCTATACTCATTATGGGAACCATACCCATAATTTATTGGAAACGTTCCTATACAATAATGGAATAGCTTCAATATATTATGGGAATGGTTCCTATAATATTATAGGAATGGTTCCTATAATATTATGGAAACTATTCCTATAATATTATGGAAACTATTCCTATATATTATGGGAACCATTCCTATATATTATGGGAATCATGCCGATATTACAGTTATAATTATAGATATCGTTCCTATAATTATAGGAACCATTCCCATAATTATAGTAACGTTTCCCAAAAATTATGGGTATAATTCCCATAATTTAAGTAATCGCTCCTAAAATGGTATAGGAAAATATTTCATTAAAATTATAGGAATGATTTCCACATTTTTTTCTCCGTGTATGAATTTGCGGGTGATCAACCCAACTGTGAGTTACTCAAATACTGAAAGGGAAGATCGCTTCTCCCACTCCTGGTCTCAATCTAATGCTTCACTGCGCAATACGTAGAGCATGCACACATCGTGCCAGCAAAGAGGAAGCGAGATAAATAGCTATTGCCATTTCTATGAACTAGCTATTTTAATGAGCTATAACTATCTTCAAAATTGACTCACCAGAACATTCTTTTTTTTAATAATTATTTTGAAACATACTTTTTGGAGAAAAATGATTCAAAGTTATCTTCATGCCAAATTTATGGAAAAAAAAGACAATTTCTAGATGATTATCATTTCTGATGTTTTTCTATTTAAAATATTTGACATTTTCAATAATTCTCGAATTTTTCGACATTGGTGTTCTGTAGACTTCAATTTTTTCTGTTTAAATTGAAAAAACAATTTGTTTTTTTTAAGTTGTTTTATTACTTATAATAACATTCTAGAAATTGATGAGAATATTCAAATAACCTTAGATATTATTACAAAAACAAAAATAGATGCATTAAAGTATTATTAATCGAGAAAAATCAGGATTTTTTTAGAAATATTAACCCTTTTCCGGCTTGGAGTATCGGTGAGTCTAGATGTGAGTTAAGTGGGGATAGAGCCAATAAAATTCCGTTGTAAGGCAGTATGAGTGACAGTCTAGTTGTGGTAGAATAGACAAGTGCCTCCTTCTACCATTTTTCCGGCCCCCTCTCTAGAAAACAGGCTATACCCGGGAAAAACGGATTAGATCTGGCCATATATAAACAGATCTGGCCAGATCTTTAAATTGTCTCTATCTGACGAGATCTGGCCAGATATAATCAGATCTGGTCAAATTTTAAAATTGCCCAGGTAAAAATGATTATATATAATTATATATACTCATACATAATTATAAACGAAAAATGGCCATACATAATTATATAAAATTATATAGAATTATTTTCATAAAAAAAAAAAAAAAAAATCGGCGCGCACGGGAACCGAACCTGGGACCTGACGCTTGAGAAACTAATTCATTACCTGTTTACCAACGAGACTTGCTTGAAAGAAGAGTAGGTAGAGTTTGTAATAACTATAATTATTAGCCTTAGCAGATCTGGCCAGATCTGTTTATATATGGCCAGATCTAATCTATTTTTCCCGGGTACAAGTAATGTGGATCGTGTTCATGATCGATGCGTAATAAACAAAGTTTTTTATCAAATTTACTGCAAATTATTAATTATCAATATACGCTGATGGGAAGATTTATTAACTATTAACAAATTAATTTATTCGAAAACAATTATTTAATTTATTAAATTCTAATAAATATTTTTTAACATTCAATAAATATTTATTTGGGAGGAAAGTATATTTAGTAAAATAGTTTATAAGTATTTATTAATAGTTAACAAATATAGTTATATCTGGCCAGATATAATAAAATCTTTTTATGTCTGATTTTTTTTTCAACCCATATATAGTTATATCTGTTTAGATCTGATCAGATATGACTAGATCTGATTATGTCTGATGTATTTTTCCACTCAGATATAGTTATATCTGTTTAGATCTGATCAGATATGACTAGATATGATCATGTCTAATGTATTTATCAACCCAGATATAGTTATATCTGTTTAGATCTGATCAGATATGACTATATCTGATTATGTCTGATGTATTTTTCCACTCAGATATAGTTATATCTGTTTAGATCTGATCGGATATGACTAGATATGATCATGTCTAATGTATTTATCAACCCAGATATAGTTATATCTGTTTAGATCTGATCAGATATGACTATATCTGTATTCGACATACATCTGGGAATGAAGGTTGAAGATCACACAAACAACCTAATAAAAATTTTAATTGACTTGGCGACAGTTTCGAGAACACGTGACGAGTTTTAAGTTCTGACGTAAACGTCGTGTGTCAGATAATCAATAGTATAAAACGGACGATTGAGATCGAGGGCTTCAGTGTTCATCGAACATCGGTGCGATCATGTTATTTAGCAAAGCTACTGCAGTAATACTCTTCGCTCTTATCGGGACCTCTTGTAAGTAAAATAATTTTCTATTTTATTTTCTTCAATGTTAATATATGTATATTACGCAGGACCGCTCATAGTTTTTTTTTTAAGGTATTGAGGCATGGCAGGATAGATACAGAGAGATTGGTGGATTATTTGACAATGATGACCTGCAGGACATCTTGAACGCCAACCCGTCGATGCCGGATACCATAACTGTACAAAAAAATAATGTTTATAACACTCGTCCAAACAACAACGCCATCTATGGATCAATAGTAAAGCAAACGGAACGAGTATATTTACCAGACGACCTCAGTAAGCCATTCAGGGTGCGATCGACTACGCGGGTAGAGCCAGGTGGTCCGAACGGAAATCAAATTTACTACTACCGCTCTGAATACCCTGGTGACATGAACAAAGCTGAAGCCATTCCATTAAAGCAGATGTACGGAACATCTGAACATCAATTATATCAAGACCCTTATTCAAATTATCAAGCAGCTGATTAACGGCCGTACAGATATGAACCTAGTTCTCAGCAAAGATATCCCAATTACTATCCGTATCAATAGGCTTGTAATTTTTTGAGCGTAGTTGTAGAATGAAAATAAAAATAAACAGACTGTTATGAAGATATTGTGTTTGATTTTTATCTTTCCTTACAAGAACCACTTAATTTATTTAGCACGATTAGGACACTTTAGATCACGATACCTAAAACAAAGTCTTTACTGAAAAATTATTCTCT